GATTGTTGTAGAATCATCTGAGCTCAAAGAGGTTCCTTGTATTTTGATTGCCCCAAACACCACCGAACCTGTACCGCTTGGTAGCAGATTGATATTCTCATTTGATCGGGTTCCTACAATGTTGTTGTCGTCGATCTTTATGGCAGGGAATTGAACTGCACCGGTGCCCGCTGGTTTGAAAACAAGGTCATCGTTGGATCTGACGGCACTTATTTCATTGCCGGAGATTGAGATTGTATCTAAATTAAAACCGGGAGCAGAATAAACTTCAGTGAAATTCTCATTCACCTTGGTCATGGCGGCTCTTAAATTATCGCCCGTTCCGTCGTTTGCATTTGATCCTATGTTTAGTGTCTGTTGTGCCATGCTCTATGTTTCAATCACCCTTCTAACTACTTTGACCACGTGGTCGTTAGTGTTATTTATTGTGCCTATTAGTCGTAAATTACCGCTGTCAATGTCTGCTGTCACTGTTATTAATCCTGTACTCGTTCCTGTGCCACCGAATGTGCTCACATACGCAGTTGATCCGTCATGCACAACATTTGCTTCAAAAATTTCATAGTTGCCACCGTTCGTGTCCACTACCTGAACATTGTATTTCGCAGATCTGTAGGTTGTTGCACTCACCGAATCCAATGTTGCTGAAGCGGAGGATGTACCAGCCCCCCTGGTTAGACTGACCCTGTATGCGTTGACTGTTGTAGAACCGCCCGAAGTTGAAGTTGCTGAGAGTGTTGTGGTAGACCCTGCGTGTCCCACGGTCAATAGGATTTGATCTGAGCCTTTGGTTGAGTTCAATCCATACTGGGCCACGAATGCGTTTGTGCCGTCACTGACCACCGCGGCCTCACATATTGATGAATGTCCTTCCGAAGCATTGTGGGCCACTATCACGTAGTGTGCCGCCTGGTATGTTCCTGTACTGAAAGTGTCAAGCGTCGTTGTAGCACTTGAAACTGTTACGTTCCCTATCACATTTATGTTCGTGGAACTTCTATCCGCTTCATTGTCCGCCAATATGATTCTGTATGCATGTACCCTAAGATTTGGTTCAAGACCTGCGGCACTTACTTCAACGTTAGATCCGTTTATCGCCGCGGTCAGTGTGATCAGATCATTATTGCCTGTGTTCACTATGTTGTATGTTGATATGAAAGCAGTTGTTCCGTTGTGTACCACAGAACACTCGATGTTACTGCATTCTGTTTTGGATGCGTTGTTGACTGATATGTAATACTTGGCACCCCTGAATGATCCGTGGGCAAATGAGTCTATGACTTCACTAGCACTGTCCACGTCCGCGTTGATCACGACCGCCGCCTCGTCCTCGCCAGAGTATCCTGTGGAGTCATCATCACCTAATCCTATCCTGTAGAATGAAACACTGTTCTCAGGAGAACTTCCTGTGCCTACCAACTGTACTCTGCCTGTGTTTATTTCTGCCGAGCTTACCACATGATTGTTGGTTCCTGTCTTTGCCTCTATGGAGGTTGTAATAAAAGCACTCGAATTGTTGTGCACCACGGAGTGTTTGGTTACTTCTAACTCATTGCTGGCGTCATCTCGATTCACTGCGAAGTACCATGCACTGTCATACTGTGATGTTGCGAAACTGTCTTGCACCACAGATGCTGATTCAATCCTGTTGTGTGATCCTGTTGATGTGACATGATCTATTACCTGCGAATCTTGAAATGAAATTGTGGTTGAATTGTCTTGTATGTCAGAGACACCAAGTAAGACAGGCGATGTTATAAATGATAATGCCTTAGATCCGTCTGTTCTAATTACTTGTCCAGTGGAGCCATCCGCATTTGGAAGCGAGAAGGCATTTATTTGGACCACGCCTGAACCATTGGCCGCAAACCCAATGTCATCATTTGATCTATTTGCAGTGATCGTGTTATCAGTTATGGTGACACCGTCCGCCACGATTGATGTTCCTGTGAATGCCAAGGAAGTGAAAGTTCCTGCCGCTGGTGTTGAGCCACCAATAACAACATTGTCCACAGTTCCTTCGTTCATATCAATTTTTGAAACTTGCACGGAACCTGTGCCATTTGCTGAAAGAACAAAGTCATCGTTGGAGCGTGTGACCTTGATCACATTGTCTGTCAAATTCATGCTAGAGTCGATTGTGAGGTTGGAAACGTTGACTACACCTGTGCCACCTGGTGATAGGTTTAAATCTGCATTTGAACTCGTACCTATTATATTGTCGTTGAATGTTAAATTGTCTACTGTAGATGTTCCCACAAAAGATGAGTTTCCAGCGACAGTCAAATTTGCAACAGTTGTCTCGCCTGTGATGTCTAGGTTGGCTAGGTCCACCTGTACTGCACTGTCAAATGTAGTTGCCGCGGCTGTCAACGCACCCTCTATTAGTATATTTTCATTGATGTTGACTGATGAAGAATCTACGGCATTAATTGAAGTTCCTGAAAATCCTATGCCATCTATGACAACCTTACCCGATCCACTGGCTGTGATTCTTAAATTATCATGGGTCCTAGTCAGTTTAATGTTGTTGTCTTCGATAGTAAGTGCAGGGAAAACTATGTTTCCTGTGCCCGAAGGTTTTAGAACTATGTCGGCGTTAGAAGATTTTGATACGATGTTGTTTTGCTCGAATCTTATATCAGACGCAACAACAGGCAACGCGAAAAATTCCGTGAAGTTGGCGTTGATCTTACGGCCGGCGTTCCTGATAGTATCACCCGTGCCGTCGTCCGCCAATGCCCCTATGTTGATCAGTTCTTGTGCCATATCGACTAATATTTAGTGTATTTTAGGTATATGCTTCTTACGGCTATTAGCCAGTGCTTATTTTTACGTCGTTTCCTGATCTAAACAGTCTGCCTGCCACTCCTGGATCCGAAGTTGGAAGGCTAGTAAAATCTATCTGTGAGCCATCTGCCGCAAGGTTTCCTGTGACTGAAACACCACCTGATGTGGTTTCAAACTTTTTAGTATTGTCGTGATACAGTTCAACGGCCCCATCGGCAATACCCTTCACCATGGTTTCTGAACCGCTGTCTTTACCAAGTATCACATTGTTGTCACTCTGTAAGAAAAGACTACCAGTCCCTGTCTCCCTTACTATTGAATGAGTTCCGTTGTGGAATATCTTCAGGTCATCGGCATCACCAAATCCTGCATAGTTGTCACTTGTACTGCCATCACCTATTTTTAAAATTCCTGTGACTTTTGCTCCAGTTGTTTGTACTCTGAGTCTTTCTGTTACAGCACTAGAATGGAAAGAACTTAAAATTATTTCATTTGTTGTGCCACTTGTACCATCAAATTTTATACTGCCACCTTCAACGCCGCCATCGCCTAAGAAACTTATTTTAGGAACGTTTGCGTTGTCTGTTCTTTGAAGTTGAATAATCGGTGTTGCAGAATGTAAATGTAAAGTACTTTCTGTTTTCACAGTACCTGTACCATTCGCAGATAATATTAGATCATCGTTAGATCTCAATGTTGTAATCTTGTTCTCAGTCATTGAGATGGTAGCATCACCCAAAGTTGAATCACTGTCACTCATGATGTTCAAAGTTCCTGTAACACTTGCTCCATCACGTTTGACTCTGAATCTTTCGTCTGTACTTGAATCATCTCTTACTTTAAAAATAATTTCTTTGTTTACACCGTTACTGCCTTCCATGTACATCTGTGCTCTGACGTCACCGCCACTTGCTTGGAAATCAATACCAGGTGTGCCTCCGTCACCGGTTCTTTGGAGTGTTATTACTGCATTGGCCTGTTTGATGTGTAATGAAGAGTCAGGTGAACTGACAGAACCTATACCCACTTGACCGCCTGATTTCAATAAGATGTCACCTGAGCCATTAGTCTCTAATGTGATGTCGCCATTTACCCCATCTTTGATTTCAATGTAGCCTGAATCCGTTCCACTGTTCGTGTCGAGTTTTAAATTCTGTGCACCATTGGAAGTGATAGTTCCATCCGCGGATCCTGTGCCAAGTTTCAGTGGTCCAGATATTGCTATGTTACCTGTGCCATTTGCTGTCAGGGTGATGTCTGCGTTGGTGTCCAGTGAACTTATTGCTGTGTTGTTTATTGATAATCTATCTATCTCAACTATACCCGTTCCGTTTGCCTGTATTTTTACATCACCGTTGGTTGTTGGATTTGTTAGGAAACCTCCCGAGCTTGTTGTTCCGGCTAAATCTACGTACAGTTCAGTGAAATTCGCATTTGCCTTGGTCATGGCGGTACGTAAGGTATCGCCTGTTGCTGGATTTCCCAGTGTTCCTGTGTCTATGTTTTGTCTAGCCATAATCTTGTAATCGTATTTATTAAATAATAATATGTTCATAGAAACCCTAAAAACAATGAAGTTGTACAAGAGGGAGAGCAAACTGGGTACAATGCACAATTATCACAGGAAGAACCTGATCTACGTGTTCAAATGCGATGCCTGTTCAGAGACATTCATGAGACCCAAGAGCAAGGTAGATCCGGAACGTGCATCAAACGATTACAAACACGTGTGTAATAAGTGTGATTCCAAGAAGTTCGCCCAGAGCGTGGGGGTCAAGATGCGTAAGGTCTATAAACTTGACGCAAGTAGCACAAAGACTTTATAGTGTTTTCCATCGAATGTCATCACGTGATCCTGTTATCCATCTCTGCAGGTCAGCGTATATCCCACACTTTATATTTGGT